CTGCCAGAGTTTCTGGCAAGTTCTCTTGTTTGACCTGCAAGTCATTCTTAATGATTCGGACGGTATGCCAACGGTAGCAATCTCGACACCTGATTCTTACCGTTCCCTCTGTCACAACTATCTCAGCATTAAGGTTGTCCTTGCGCATCGACTTGACATGGACAAAGGGTTGAAAAGTTTTGGTATCCGTACCACAGATTGCTAAAAGCGGTTTGCGAACACAAAAACACCGCAACTCCGTCACGCCTGGATATCCTCGAGAAGGTTATCCAAGTTACGGTCAAACAGACTCATAAAGTCTGAAGGTCCGCTAAACTCTCCCATTCCAAGTTCAACGACATCAGCAGCCCAGCGGTCGATCTTATCGTAAAGTTCATTAGTCGTAGCCTCAGCAACGTCAGAAGCCAAACCCTCCGCATGAAAACTTTCGATCATCCTTTTGCGGTATCCCAGCGAAAGTTTAAGACTCCCGTCGAACCGCCGCTCACGCCAAGCCTTCTCTACCTGTTGCTTGATACGTGCGCTGACCTGTCTTCCTGTAGCTCTTGGCTCACCAACACCTTTTGGCTTGCCAGTGCCCTTGTTGTCACCCGAACGAGGAAGAGCATCACGTCCAGGCACACTTGGATTGCCAGGTTGCTGAGTCGCACTTGGATTGCCAAGAGGCTCCGGTTCAGGAACCGCCATTACTCCTGGCGCATGTGGATCGGAGTCACGAGTGACAGTCTGGACTTCCTTGATTGACATGCCAAGAGCTTGACCGAGTTCATCAGGGTCAACCGATGCAGCTCCAGCAGTGATGAGTGCCGTAATGATCGCACGAAGTGTCTCCGTGTTCTCCTTGCCCAGCTTGCCTGGGACCCATTCGCATCGAGGAGTGCTTGCGCTATAGTTGTAATCAACAAGTTTCTGGATTACGAACCTGTCGATGTACTCCTTCATGTCGCCACTGATAGCGTTAAGCATCCACAACCACGTATTATGTGACAAGTAACCTGCGGTTATGAAGGTGCCAGTCGATGTTTGGATACTTGCAACAGGATTTTCCCCGATGTCTTCTATGGAAGTTACCGTTGCAAGTTGGTAAGACTGATTCTGTCGAAGACCTCTCTCCTCGAACATCTGCTCAACCTTCTCAAGGAACCTAAGAGGACGAATCGTTCCCACCAACCGAAGTTGCTCCAAGAACCCCCCATTTATTCTCAACTTTCTACACTTACCACTACCGTAACCTGTTGGGGTCGGAGCACTTTGCGTAAAATCAAACCCTCGATCTGAAAGTAAATCATCAAGATGGTCTAAAAGAGGGCCCTCGTTCTGCGAAATAGTCAACTCCCAAGCGCGTCCCAAAAAACCATGGTTAGACTTATTCTCAACCAAGGACCCCTCGCCGTCAAACATGCCAGCAAGCCAGCCATCAGAAGGCGACGAAGGTTGAGTCCATGGCCGCGCCAGATGAGCGATCTTGTCTCCGACAACAAGGTCCCTAGTCTCAACCCAAACTAGACCCTTCGTCCTATAACCCGTCGAGCCATCTCGATTACGCCACACCAACCAAGGATGATCTACACTTGCCGTAACCGGAATCCCTATGTCAGTTGTAAGACGCATCGAAGGTTTACTACCTGGAATGTTCTTAACAATAAAGCCCATCCGATACTTTCGAGCATCTACCCCCCTACCTTGACCCGGAGCAGCCTTGTCGTCAAAAGCTATTATCTCTTGACCAGGTAAACACTCATCCGCTCTACGCCAAACAAGATCAGCACAAAGAATAGGCGTTTCTGGAGCAACGCATTGGGTGTGCTGAACACCAAGGTTATGCGAGCCTACATCTCCCGTCTTGAGCATGAGCAGTGGAGTAAAGAGAGACAAGCTCATCTCCTCGTCCAGCCTGGTCATGTAGCGTTCGAAGTCCGCACCTCTCATCTGACTTTCTAGATAAGTGATGTCATACTCATACATTGCCCGTGAAGTTTGACCAGTACCACGCTGAGCTACGTGCATAAATGGCTGCACATCGTTCGGCAAAACCACCACCGAACGATTCCGAAGCTGCATCAAGATGCTTTCCATCGCCTGCTTGCCGGTTATCGTTGTCCCATCGTCCTGTATAAAGTTGTCATCAAAGGGCGCACGGCCAATAGGTACTGGCTCGCCAAAGCGCTCGTAGTACCTATTTGCAAAGAGATGCACAAGAGTAGAGAAGTACCACGGAGCGAAGGCAGCCTTGAGAAGCTTGCGTCCGTAGTAGTTACCGTTCTCCATGAGCAACGGATACCACAAGCTATTCTCCACCGGAATAGCTGAAGCTCCATACTGGAGGATTCCGTTGAACTCTCGGAAGACTGGTGGAACCGTGCTATACAAGCCACCCGTACCCCCGACACCATCGTATGCCTCCAGGGTGATCCCGAAGTCGGAGTCATACAAGGTCCCTGGCATAGCGTCAATGGTGCCTTGCGAAGTTATGCCGGTAATCGCTGGTGCCGTCCCGTAGATACGCTGCCACCTTGGACGGCAGTCCTCAGGAATCAAGTCCTTGAACTTGCCAATCGTGATCTGCTTGTTCGGTACATCATTGTCGTACTCCAAAACAATGGGCGAGAATCCAGCCCAAAAGGCTTGGCTCAAACCTCTGACGAGGCGAGTCCAAAGCGGACGCAACAAGTCATCAACCCCCGCCGCTACCCGCTTGTCCTTGCACTTGATCGTCCAGTCAATCTGATGAAGCATGAAAGTCAGCAAACACAGACTGGAGTTAATCTGCGGATTGTATCGCATCGCCCTGAAGTCCGCCAAGGTCAGAGCATCCAGATTGAACTGAAGAATCCCACCTCCCGGCATCTGATTGTACCGGACATCTTCACCAGACCACCGACCATAAGCAGGTCCAAGTGCTGGAATCGGATTCTTCTTCTTGTGTGTTGAGATGGGCAGACCATTCGGCCCAAGTAATCCTGACACATTATCTCCTTGGCACTGAAGGCGGTTTCCATAAACCTTCTCCCATCGCTGGAGGAACCGGAGCATGAACACCCTCTGAATCCATCAGAGCAGGATGCGTTATCCGAGTGCCACCAGTCGGGAGCTTCGATTGTGACGGTACAACACTAGAGCTACCCGGAGCAACCATCATGCGTCGATGGTAACTGCGGTCGCCCATGAGAGTGTAAACGACACCAGCCATGGCGTCAGCTACGTCTTTGGAGCCGCCTTCAGGATGGTCAACCTTGAGTCCTGCATCGACTAGCTCCATCAACTCCAAGACAGCAATCTCGGTTAGCTGCACGTCATCCTGACGCAGCCTGACCATAAGTTGCGGGAAGGCTACCCGATTCTCGTAGATTGCCTCACGGAGGTCATGGTACGGTGCCAGTTGCTTGTCCACCGAGACTAACTCTGTCATAATGCGGCGGCGCTCAAGCTGCTGCATCGTATCAGTGGATTGGAAGCCATCCATCGTAACCCGGTTAATCTTGAAGCCTCTGTCATCTCTAAGCATGTAGATCATATGGCGCACGTCGCCTAAGAAGATTTCACGTCCCGCCGGAGCGTGAATCCTCATTATCAAGTCGAACATAATGAAAGGCTTGCGCTCACCGTCGATCTCAACCATCTCTGGTACATGACCCATAGCAAACCCGAGGGCATCACCGTTTGCCGAGTAGGCTAAGTCGATGTGACAGGAACGCTTCAAGTTGTTGTCAGCGTGAAACCATGAAGCTATGACGCCCTTCTCGTTGACTGGAGGCGCCAATCCTTGTGGATACTGATGCGAGATAGTCCTAAAGTTCCAACGCTCTCGAGCCTCAGTGATCTTGTAGGTAAGCGAGATAAACGGCGAGCCAGTAGCGGGCGGAATGCCAGCCAAGTCCCGAAGAGCCTTCTCAGGATTATGCTCAAAATCCTTGCGATAGAGATTCGGAATCTCAATGAACTTCTTCGATCCCGTAAGTTCAACTACCGCTGTCGGTACAAGTTCGTGACGCTCCGGATTGTACCAAAACGAATCCCGAGTTCCATCAGGCTTAAGGTACCGATCCCAGCCAAAGGACTCCCAAAGGGACATACGGACTGCGTAAGCATCAGGATCGTTCTGAAACTCAGCAAACTTACGAGCA